TTAGCCTTAGCTTTAGGGTTGTTTTTGTAGTAACTAGACGTGCGACTTGCCATAATGACCTTTATTAAGTAGATATTGAGCTGCTTTCAAGAGTATGTCAGGACTATCCTGTAAAGCGCCTAATCCCACGTTACATTGATTACAAAGAAGTCCTCGTACCTCATTAGTTTCGTGATTATGGTCTACAGAAAACCTTCCGTAATGACCTGGGTTATCTGAACCGCAGATTGCGCATACACTATCTTGCTCTAAAAGCATCTCATCGTATTGCTGCAAAGTAATGTTATATGCAGATTTAAGATATCTATTAAGTTGCGCTTGTGGATTGTATGGTTCAGCTTTTCGGCACTCCTTGCAGATTAGCCTTACCCCATCTTTACCTTGTTTATGTTTGTGGAACTCTGATAATGCCTTTGTTTGGTTACATTGTGGACAGTATTTCATGCCATTTTTTTACCGTAAAGGCGCGTTTGGATAAGTTCAGGATCTACCTTAGGCATAATGGTGGCTAGTTTATCAAGTGGGTTACCTTCATAAGCGACACCACTGATGTCGTTTTTAGTCAACCAATCACAAGCTGCTTTCAGGTCAGCAGTAGAGGCTTCACCGCTCTTGATTCGGTTCAGAAGCTCTTTGGTGACAATGTTATGGAGTTCATTAAACATGTCCTCCGTTGCTTTCTTGTTAGCCATTACGTAGTACGATTTGATCTAGTTTATTTTCGATGCGGATCATGTGATCCTCCATCTTTTGTAAGGCGTTAGCTAGCTCTTGGCGTGGTACGTACTTCTCAGCTAGACGTAATTCAACACCGTCAATACGTTTATCAATTTGATCCATACGCGAGGTAGATCGTGAATTGATAGCCAAGACGCCACCACTAACACCGATGACTAAGGAGATAGCTCCAGCAATAGCAGTTTCAATCATTAGATGTACCCGATGTAAACTTGAACGCCATCAGTACTGACAGGAGTAGAATCTAGTAGTGCGTTACCAGCTGTGATGGAATAAGCAATACCGTTTTTAAAGGTAATACCACTAGTGAAGTTAATCTCTTTAGAGTCGTTGGATTGGACATGGATGATAATCATAGGCACATCAGTACCAACAACAGGAGCTGTTGCCTTGTCGTAGAACCTCAGTGTTATAGCGCTACCACCACCTCCACCACTATGTGTATTGTGGACGATGATATTAAAGACGGAGCCAGCACTACCTCTAATAAGGGTTGAATTAGTAGTAGCTGTAGAGCTTTTGAAATGTGCTTGAGTTGTTACAGGTAGTTCCCTTGAGAATCTACCTGGTGTGATATTGTAAGTAGTGCTAGACATTGTCCCTCATTAGTCGGATTAGTTTTTCGGCATACTGAGGATCGGTGGCGTATCGCTCTTGAACTAGAAGTCTGCAGCACTCCTCCGCAGAGGATGCCCTATTGACTCCCCTGTAGTTCTTGTAGTCCTTGTACCAGCGTTGCACTAAGTACGATACGCAGGATTGTAGATCAGGAAAGTTAAGGAAACCAGCAGTAATGGTGATCCACTTACCATCAATAAACTCCTTAGTCTCATGGTCAGTACCAGAACCCTTGAGACCAAAGTAGTTATTGGTACCGGATATATGTTTACCATAACCACTCTCTAGTGCCCACTGAGCAGCTACTACTTGGGGGAACTTAGCCCCTGCCTTAGAGGCGGCAGTCGTAACTCCCTTCCAAGTGTTCTCTACGAGAGCGATAGGTTGCGGAGTATTGGTTGGGCGGAAGGTCATGAACCAGCCAGTCCCTTTACCTTCAACTTCCCAACGCTTTAGCCAGTTGTGCCAGGTGTACTTGACATCTTTACCACCTTTGCCAATAGTGACGTAACCACCATTGACGTTATCCATCTCACCGTATGGATCATGGAAGATACCATGTTCACCATCATCACCGATGAGAAGCATCCAATGGCCACCACCAACAGGGTTTGATGCATGACCTTTGTGTAAGATGCCAGTAGCAACTGGATAACCTGCTTTTAGTTCGTTGATTAGTGCTTGCTTAGTACCTTTCTGGTAGAAGGTAGCAAAGACACCATACTGCTGACAGGCTTTAACTTGACTAGTAGATACCGTAGTATCACCGTACTTCAACACAGTACGGAGGTAATCATCATCTGCATTACTACCTTTTAATGCATCAGGACGGAGATACTTGATGGCCATAGCACATGTAGAACTCCAACACATCCTGTCACCATGCGCAGTGGCAGAGTCAGTTTGAGGATAAAATTGAACAACTTTAAGGATTGTCATTGTAATGTTTTTCTAAATAAAGCAAAGCGTTACGTACTCCCTGCAGGTTATCTCCAAGACAACCAATCCCTATATTACATAAGCTACAAAGAAGACCTCTGACTTTCCCGGTGTCATGACAATGATCTACATGCCACTGGTTGTTACTACCTTTTGGCTCTGCAGTACCACAGGAAGCGCAGCAAAAATTTTGAGCAATAAGTAATTCTTGAAATCCAGCTGGAGTTAAGTTATAGTTTTTCTTTAACCTATGTTTTCTGACTGAGGCTTTACCTGCTTTTGATTTCATGTAAGAGCGCATATACTCACGGTTATTAGCTCTTTTACGTGCAATGCGCTCATTACTGCAAGGTTTACAGTGATTTTGAAGCCCATCTTTGCTAGCGGATCTTTTGTAAAACTCGCTGATGGGCTTATCTTCGCCGCACTTTGTACAGCGTTTTGTCGTCACCTTTACTTACCTCTAAATGTACGACGAAGACGACGCACTGTGTCATCTTCAGTACGTGTTTTGCTGAAATAAGCAGCAGCCATAGTGATGGCTTGAGTAACGCTATTAGAGCGCCGCTTTTTAGTCATACCGAGGTATTCAGAAGCGATAAAGAGAATTAAAAAAGCAAGCGTCTCGTAAGATACTTTGATGCCGAGGATAGTGATCATGGTTAAATTGAGTCACGTGTTTTTGTCGTAGCCTAATAAATTAGTAATTATGGTGCACTAAATCCATCCAGTCCAATTAGTGCAAAGTTAACTTTCCACTTTTCAGATGCCGACCAACCACCACCCCAGCTAACATCAAATTGAATTGAACCATTTGAATTTAATGTGAGTGCTGATAAAGTTGCAGCGTAGAACCCACCAAGGTTACCACCAGTGGCTATAGAAGTTGGAGTCCCAATCTTTACTCCTGCCCCACCAGCATTGTGTTTATGGACAAAGAAACATGCATAAGAGTAGTCTGCGATATTTACATCCTTAACTATCCTGACAATTAAAAATCCTGTAAACCCGATAGAGGATGGTAAGGTGTTTGGGTAGAGATTGTAGGTGACGGTGCCGCCAGGAGTGGTGGTTGTGATCTCTCCATCCCACCTCCCAGTAATTGCCCCTCCTAATGTTGAAGACTGTTTCGCAGTGACAGCTTGGATAGTATTTGGACTATCAGAAAGCCCGTTCGGGTCTATATAGATTGGTACTTCACTAGGTACAGCATTATTAGTCAGAAATGGGGTATTTAGACTTAAGGCAGAATTAATGGAGTACAAACAACGAGGATTTGCTGTACTAGTAGTCAGACCTTTTGTAGCGTAATTCTCAACATAAAAGTTGTTTAGACTGCCTTGAGCAAAGTAGAAATAGTTACCAGTATACGAGCCGTAGTTATCTATGTTAAGGCCTCTGCACATGTGAATTTGCATACCTCTGTATCCGGAAAGGTTAACGCCAATCCACTGGCGTACATAAATAAATACATTTTCAATAGATAGGGTAGTTGCTGCATCTGCCCCTACAACAGTGCTATAATCATTAGCAATGTAGTTAGAAACTACATTAATTGCACATCCAGAAACGTATGTAGCTGGATACGTTGCGCTACCAGAGTGTGTAAGATTCCACCCATTATCAGCAAAACTGCATTTGTTAATTGTTGATGTAATGCCACCACGTATACAAACACCAAACCACTCAAACAAAGCAAAGTGGCAGTTTTGAACCAGTGCATCTTGGGGTTCTATATAGAGGCCGATCTTAGCCCCATTTACACCATAAGCGCAGATGTTCTCAAGGTGTCGAAGCGTAGATTTCGTACCTACTGTGCCAGAGTCTGCAGACCCTAGAAGGTTTGTATTGTCACATTTGATAGTTGCGTACCTTGTGCTTAATGCAGCGTTTGGGTCAATGCTTGCCTCGGTAAAGTCGTTTGTATATGTCTTTGCTGATTCAATAAAACTGTGAGAAAAGAAAGCAGATGCTGGTCCTATTAGACGAATCTGCTGCGTAACACCACTATCAAGCGGAGATGTAATACGGTATAGACCTGCAGGTACATATACATACCCACCATTAGCTGCAACTATAGCTGCCTTAATAGCCGCCGTATCATCCGTCACGCCATCTCCAACAGCACCAAAGTCCTTAACGGAGACAACATCCCTCAGCTTGCTTTCAACAGTCCTAGTAACTGCACCACTACCAGATTGATTCCAGTAAACATCCTGTGCCTGAGCCGTTGCGCCAGTATTGAGGTTGTTGACGCAGATGACTTCAAGAACATCACCAGCAATGAGGGCTACATTGAGGACAATGCTAGTACCGTTATTGGCAGTATAGTCAACATCACGTTGCAGTTGAGCACCATTCAGGTACACCTGCTCACGGTTAGGGCTATAACCAAGTGTACCGCCAGTCGTACCAGCACCAGACAACGTCGTCTCACCACCAACAGCAGTCTTACTCCAACGGGTAAAACCAGGAATACTTAGATTACCGTAACGGTCGTCAATGTATTTCTTGGTAGCAGCATCACTATCAGAAGTAGGCTCACCTAGGTTATCAATTTGATAGCCATTCATATTAAGGTTACCAACCATAGGATTGGAACCATCAACATTAAGTGCGTTGTTGTTAACCTCTTGGGTTACATAAAGGTTCTGAGTGAAGTTATCATTCAGGTCCTTTGCTCGAATGGCGGAACCAGAAGAAAAGACAGCAGACAGAGCCTCATCATCAGTATCTCGGTAGATACGAATAGAGGCCCCATTAGCAGGAGCATTGCCTGCCGTGAACAGAACCTGACCACCAGTCTTTGTCGTATAGTTAAGGCTCTGTAGGTTATAGTGAGTACCAGCTGTTTTCAGTACACCACCAACACTAACCTTAATATCAGTAGATTCAAGCCATTTAAAGGTAAAAGAAAAGGGTCCTAAGTTGGACCCATTACCAGTGAATGTATTTTGTGTAGTTGCCATTTAGGGTTATCGGTACATTTGGGTTAGTCGCTCAATCTCTGCTTTACGACGATCAGCAGCCCTGGCAGCATCATCAATACGACCCTGTTTCATAAGGTTCTTATTGGTCAGGGATTCTTGAATAGAACGCCACATTGGTTCATTCTCTTGCTGCATACGCATCTCAGCAGCCTTTTGGGCTTGAGACATGATATCATTCATCACTGAATAGACTTCACTTTGAGCTGCTTGGATTTCTTCAGATGGACGACCTTGAACACGCATAGCACGAATACGATCTAACTGATCGTTATACTTCTTGTTCTTGCTAAGCTTATCAAATTCCTTCCACAGTTGTTGCTCACCGATGTATTTATACAGTACTTCACGTTCCTGTGGTGTGTATTCGTGGTTACCAGTAGAGTCCTTACGAATCATTTGGATACCATCCCAGCCACTATCAATAAGCCATTGACGCCAAGGTTCTGTACCTTCACTGATCTTAACTGGATTAACAGCATTCAGTGAGCGAAGTACAGGGTTGTCGATGTCGTTAAGAGGCTTACCAGTGTAGATATCAATTTGATCTGGAAGCTGACTGGAGAAGCCAGGGACCCTATTGGTCACATAACCCACTAGGTCATTGTAGATATCCTTCTGGGAGCTTGTGATAGCATTAGAGACAACGCCAAGAGCGCCAGACATAGGGATAGCAGCTCGCACTTCATTAGCAAGGAACCGAGTGATAGCCGTCTCGTCGCCATTAGCAACAGCAACAACAGGCTCAAGACCAGCCACCCAAGACTTGTTAACAAAGGTAGCAGAGAGTGTCCATGCTAGCTTATCTACAAACGACTCAGTAAGAGTAGAGCCAATGTCACGCGAGTAGTAAGCGAGGTCACCAACAAGAGTAAGGATAGTGTCAAGAGGTTCATAGCCAGCATAGCTAACCCACTTACCTGCAACATTGATCGTCTTAGGTTGCCAGCCGAAGTTATCACGAAGCTTCTTACGCTCACCAGCATTAACAGGACCATTGCCACGGATATTACCACCAAGTGCATAGCCAAGCATGGAAGTAGACAGCAAGGCACCAAAGGCTACACGACCACGATATTCAGCTTCAAGACCCTTGAAGATAGCCATACCATTAGGTACACCATCGTAAGCAATACCGTGCTCCATAAGAGCATCTTTGATCTTGTCAATGTCATCACCAGCCCACAGTACCTTAGAGTATCTGTTCATGCCAGGAAGGGTGGCGATAGGAGTGTAAGACATAGCAGCCTTAACGCCATTAACACCAGTCTTAGGGAACATGAAAAATGGCTTCAAGATAGGCAGCTTGTTGATACCACGAGTTAGCCACGTAGCTGTCTCATCGTCCAGGTTAAGTGCAATCTCGCCAGCAGCATTCTTAACAGCAGCATCAGTTAGATTGCCTAGGGCATCAAATGACTCATCATAGGCGATCTTTTCAGCCTTAGCTAGCTGTTGAGCAAGTTCAGCACCTTTGTAACCAATACCATACACTTCATCCCAAGCACGAGCACGAGCCAGTTGAGAAGCAACAGTAGTCTGTACATAAGCGTCAGCACTTATCATTGCATTAGTGCCGTACTTAAACCAACGCCAGTTGCCAAGGTCATACAAGAACCTAGCAGACCTGTATTGGAAGAGACGACCCCAGTTGCCGTCCTTCTCCCACACCTGTTCCATATTGGCCAAGGTGTCCCAAAGGTTGGGGTTGTAATCAGTAACAAGGTCTTCACGTGCCATTTCACGGAAGTCAACATTGGCATCATTACCCCACTTACCGTTATTCCAGGTACGCTTAAAAGTATCCCAAGAGTCAGTAAGTGCTCGCTTGTTGACCTGCCAGAATGAACCGTAGACATGGGTAGCCTTACGAAGATCTTCAACAGTGTTACGGCCCATCAATGCACCAATACCAGTACCAAGGAATGCGTTACTAGTACGGAGGGTAAGCGCAACAGTGTTACCAGTAATAGCTTTGAGAGCCGAGATACCAGACAGCATGTTATTGTAACGTACTGACCACACACCTTGTGCGAAGGCATTGAGTCCTTCATCGCCACTCTTAAGAAGACCCATGGGGCTAAGTTGCTTAGCGCTCCACTTCATCAGTTTATCCAGGGAATCAACATCACCTTTAGACAATGCAAACGCATCAATCAAAGGTTGAGCAGCATCAGGACGATCACGAGCAATAGTGCGAATCATGTCCCGATAGCCTTGAGCTTGGAGATTCTTCTCTTGCACCTTAAGGTCGAACTGTTCAGTAATCTGTCGAATAGCAGTCTCCTTATCAGGTGATTCCTTAAGGAACTTCTGCCAACGATCTTGGTTCTTAAGCGCCCAACCTGCGATGTACTTATTGAGAGCATACTCTTCCATAAGGAAGGCAAGACGATCACCAAGCATCTCAGTGGTACGGCTAAGGTCAGCACTCTCAGGGAATGCTTTATAGCCCTCAGCAATGTCGGCAATCTCACGTCCTACGGTATCCATAGCACGAGCTGATGTTTCGGTAACAACTTGACCGATGTACTTATCAGTCAACTCACGCATAGCATAGCCGATAGCTTCCGCTTGAACATCGTTGACGTACTTAATAGAACGACCATCAAGTAGGTTCTTGACATCACGATTATCAAGGAACAGGTTCTTGAGATCAGATACTTTATCAGTGCCAATGATGTCATTGTAGATCTTCCAAGCAGCATCACTCATCTGAGCCTTAGTGTACCTAAAGCCTTCTACTGTTGCATCGAAGTTACCAGTAGCACGAGTACCCTCAGCTAGGTCCTCGATAAGGTTGCGAGATACAGCATTACCTTTACTGAGATCATAATAAGCACGCTCAGAAAGGATAGGAGCAGGGGTACCACCACTGTTACCAAGTTTGATAGCAGTAGTGTCTGCCATGTTACGGGCAATGTTACCAGGAGGGATACTAAGAGCAGCAGTAGAGCCCTCAGGAAACATAGTAGGAGTGACCATAGGATCAACACCACCAGCCCCTTCAGGATCGTCCATAAGGCGCCCTTTACCTACCTCATCAATCTGACTATCACGGCTGACCTGCTGACGCTCTACAAACGATTCTAGAGGGCTCTCAGTGAGTTCTGACGCTCCGGTATCAGCGTACTGTTTACTGAGATAGCTGGACTCACCATCTAGTGCTTTGATTTGACTATCTAGTTCATTGATGATCTCCAGCTGTGCCATACGTGTCTCTGAATCAAGAGCCGGTGTGGAGGCTACCTGATCGAGCTGTTGTTGGAGTTCCATACGTTGAGTATCGATCTCAGACAAACGAGTAGCAGTAGCAGAGTCGGCATTCACAAGAACCTCAGAAGCTGCAAACTCCTGAGCCACCTTATCGTTAGGCTTAAACCAATCCATTACTCCACGACCTGCAGCAGCAGAGTAGCCGATGATGTCACCAACGATACTGATACCAGCTGATTCATAGATGTTGCGTTGACGACGTTGCTCAGGAGAGTCAGTATCCTTAACAACAAGTGCATCAGGAACAGGCAACCAAGGCGCCGCTTCTTTCACAATCGTCGATACAGTTTCACCTTCTGATTGATCGCTGATGGCATTAACAGCAACATCACCAGCAACGTTAATACCAAGGGCAGAGAGACCACGAGCAACAGGTCCACCAGCCATACCAGCAGTGCCGATACGTGACGCGGCACCGACACCAATACTAGGGACAAGAATAGAAGATACTTCCCTTACCTTTTGAAAGCCAGGGTTCTTGAACTTTGTCTTAGCATCCCAGGTATCATCAATCCATTCAGCACCAGGAATACGGCCAATGGCATCCATACCGAAGTCAATGATACCCATACCTACTGAACCAAGACCCTCAAGGGTACGTTGGGCATAGGTACCGATATCTTCACCAAGGGTAGCATTAGGGTCACCGCTCCCGTAAATGAAACCAGAACCTCGGTTAAGTGGTTGTTGCTGCTGACCACCACCCATCAGTTGCTGAGTAGCTTGTTGTTGGGGAGACTTAACAGGCTGTACATTACCAGCAGCTTTGTTCTCTGCTGGTGTAGCCTCCTTGTACATTGTTTGAGGAGCCGTCTTAGGACTATAAGCTGGAGCTGCCTGTTGTAAGGCTTGCTCTTCAGCAAGTGCTTCAGCTTCTAGACGCTTCAGCTCCTCTTCATCTACATAGGGGGTTTGTGTCATAGAGTTTTACCATGTAAGAAACTGAAACGCCGTCCATCCGGCAGTTGAATAACCAATTTATCTCCGTGTTGTGTACGGGTTTTAGATACAATACGTGCTCCATTCTGTAGGAACACTTTAGAACCTTTAGCTGTACCATAGTCAATACCGTGTGAGCCACGGGCTACATGACCAGCAAAGGTATCGGTAACAGGAATGCGACTCAAAGGAACACGTCCAAATTGAGGATCCTCAACAACGACAAAGTTGTCGAGTGCTTTAGACGAGAACTCCCTGGCAAACTCATTCTGTGGTGTGTTAGGGTTGTCTTGTTGTTTAACATCTAGGTGTGGACCAGTAGAGGTAGGTCCAATGTTATCCGTTATATACGCCAAAGTAGGGCGCATAAAGGCTTGGTTGCGTGCAGGAGGTGCCTGGGTATAAGGTTGGTCAACATTAACACCCATTTGTTGCATCACACGAATGATCTTACTAGGATAGGCACCTTCACCACCAGCATACCCACCAGCTGCAATAGCTTCAATAGCTTGACGGGGTGTCTTAGCACGTGACAGCCCAGGTGCATACCTAGGATCAGTCATGAGGTTCATAAAGTCCTTAGCAGACTCAAGAGGCGAAGCGTAGTCCCTCCAGTAGGAACCATTCTTCATAGTACCTTGACCAGGACGTGCTTTGATGTTGAAGACATTGTTCTTACCTGAGGTATACTTACCCCAGCCAGATTCCAATGCCCACATAGCAGCCATCACCTGAGGAAACTTAAATCCAGAGGCATTACCAAGTGCTACTACATCAGCATAACCACTGTTACCTGTACGTACTGTAGCAGGTGCATTGCCACTACCAATGATCGTAGTGTTAAGACGATCTTGAGTAGTAGGTTGAGCGAAGATAGCACGCAGCACTGGATCACTGAGCTTACTAAGTTGATCTCTAAAGCCAGGTTTTACTTGACCTGGGAGACCAGCTGCCTTTAGCTGTGCATTAAGGATCTGAACAGGAGTCATACCAGGTACTGCCCTAGACAAATCAGTATAGATCTGAGGAATGGAGATCGGCTTACCGCTAGCAATGCGGTTATTAATATCCTTAAGGAGAGCGGGGCTAGCAAGTACTTCAGTGTTAATTACATTGCTGTTGGCACGTACTTTCTTAACAACTTCAGAGGTTGTGATGACATTAATAGCAGCAGGAGCACCGGGATGCTTACCAGGTGTAAAGGCAGCATAGAAGGCTTGTGTTTGACCTGTCTTTGCCTGAGAGGAAGCAATAACAGCAAAGGCACCCTTCTTCGTTTCAATAGCTGTGAGGACATCTAGGCGTGCTTTGTTAGCAGCAACACCAGGTTCCATCGTCTTAGCGTACTGCTTAAACTTCTGGTTGTACAATTTAAGGGCATAGTCAGAAGCACCACGCAGGCTATAGTGAGCAGCACGGTTAGTGCTATCACCAATCAGGTTCTGCTTAAGTGCATCAGTAAGTTCACCCTTAATGGTCTCTTGTTTGATACCAGAATCAGATCGTTGTTGATCTAGTTGCTGTGCTCGTGTACGCCATGTTTCACGTACTTCGATAGGTACACCAGGTTGATCAACATCATCAGCAGTAAGAGTACCTTGTTCGTACTGTTCACGGAACTGCTTAGCCCAGAAGTCAGCATTTTGCTGCTCAGTGGTGAAGGCAAGGTGAGCTTGGAGACGATCAGTAGGTATACCAGCAGCCTTGGAGTCCTTAATAATAGAAGTTAATTCTTCTTCACTGGGATTGTTATTCTTCACCCAATCAAGTAGCTGATCCTCTTTACGCTTGTTTTCACGAGCTGTTGCCGCTTCAGTAAGCGCAAACTCAGCTTGCTTATCTTTTTGTCGATTGGTGAGAAGCTCATCATACTCAGCCTTGAAGCGGTCCTTCATGCTACCCTGATCGGTCATAGCACTAGACCAAATCTGCTCTACCTGTTGATCAGTAAAGAGAGTAGTATCAGAGGTGAGTTTAATGAGTTCATCCCTAGCACCCCTACGACCAAGTGGAGTGGCTCCATCCTCAGCGTAGGTGGTAGCAATCATATTGAATGCTTCCATAAAGGACTCACCAGTAGGATTTTCTACCAAAAGTCGCTTCGCTTGAGACCTAATATCATCCGACTTATTACGGATATCAGATCGCCTAGCTGACTCTACAAGACCACTATATGCTTGATTAGCACGCTGTAGAGGCTCCATGATAGCCATTGGTTTGATCTCAAGGAGTCCATTCTCCTTAAGGAACTCACCAAGCAATCCAGGGGCAGCAGCAAGCCTTTGCTCAGCAGAGCTAAGACCACGTTCATCTAGTTTATTTTGAGCCCATGAAGGGTAGTTACTAAGAGCTTGCCTTGCATAGGCTTCCATCATACCTACATGGAGAGCCTTATTGCTAGAGGCTAGGTTACTAACAAGGTATGGGTTAGCATTGCGTTGTTGGAGACCACCAACGATTTGGTTAGTAGCCTCCCCAGATGTCTTAAGTAGTGTCCTAGCTGTAAGGTGGTTCCTAAGTTCCTCTTGGGATATTTGACCAGAGGCTACAAGGTAGGCACCTTGAACTTTATCAGCCTCATCCTTTTGTTTACGGTATTCAGTGATGCCATTAGCAAGTGTAGTGCTGAACTTAGCAAGACTATCAAATACAGCTTCTGCATTCTTACCACGTTGCAGTTCACTTTGAATAAGTGTCTGCGCATTTTTACCGACTGCTTCCTGACGATTCTCAGCAAGCTTCTTTTCCCATGCGTAGTTCTGATCACGATCTCGTGCTTCGATACTGAGCTTACGTTCAAGCCCAGCACCATACTCGTCTCTTACCTGTTTAATTTCCCTACGGTTGTCCTCCATACCACGTATGATACGGTTATCACGTTCTTGCATTCGAGCAAGACCATCCGTAGGTGCTTTAATAGGATCGAAACCTATACTCCGGGCGTACCCTCTGTAACTTACTTGATCCATTTTTAGTAATTGCTTTTATTTAGTAGCGGCATAGATTTTACCAACACTGCTTCCAAACTCAGTAGCTGCTCCTATCCATGCACCAGCAGAAGATGCAGCAGCACCTTTAATTGGCTTAGGACCAAAGTCAAACTTCTTAGGCTTACGTGGAGCAAGATACTCAGCACGTGGTGTAGTAAGAGGCTTAGGCGGTTGAGGAAGACGATCAGGACGTAGCATACGATTAGCTTCTGCTGCAAGATCAGCACCGAACTTATCGTTAGCGATCTTACGGATAGCAGCTGCTGAATCGGCCTTAGCACTCAACAGAGACTCAGCAAGGATTGCTTGGTTACGACCAAGAGCAGCAAACTCAGCCTGTTCTAGCTTCTCAGCACTCCTACCCTGTTGTCCTTTAACAGCAGTAGCACCTTCACTTTGAAGTGCCCTGATGATAATGTCTTGGTTCTGGAATGCCATCTCTTTCATAGCATCTTCCAGTTTACGGTACTCAGCTTCATTGGCAGCAGCTTGTGCCATTTGGTTGAAGGTAAGTTGCTGACCATAGATCTGCTCAGACTTAGCATATTGCTTCATCTGAGAAGCGTATTCAGCTTTCTGGATCCTTAACTTAAAGTCCCAATCCTGAAGATTAGTAGCATCCTTAAAGGCAGCAAGTGCCTCTTCATTCCTTTGGTTAAGACGCCACTGCTTATTGCTGTGTCTGTAGTCAGCTTTAATACGCTGTCTACCAAACTGCCAACCTTGCAAATCGTATTTATACTTAGCTTCTATAGCAGCATTCTGTGCATCAGCTTCAGCTTGGCCACCTAGACCACCAAGGATAGAGGTAATACCAGCTATACCTAGACTAATTAGATCCATTACTAACTCCTCCGATAGAAGCCAGGTGAGTATTGTCCCTCCCACTGCATAGACACAAGACTAACAGGGAACGGAGTATTTGAAGTAACTTTCATTGTATAGTTGTCTGGTCTTTGATAAATGGGGACTTTATAGACATAGGAATCACGGAATGGTGCAGTGTTAGAGATGTAGAAATCAGCGATTCTAGCTCCACCAATGCTAGACCATTCAGTTCTACTACGATCTTTAATGTTGAAGAACACTTCACCACCAAGACCTGTGTAGAATGCCATGCGGGATGTAGTGGTAACAGCAGTGAAATCAACACCTTGCTGACCCAAGCTATAGTAGTACCTAGGAAGGGTTACTTCCATATTGTATTCATAACCAACATAGATGTAGTTATTACTTACATTACCAGGTATGTTGAAGTATGTACCACCACCATCAGTTAGTAGCGTGGCTGTGTTGGTATATCCTGATTCAGTGCCAGGAGTAAGTCCTTTCAGTAGGCCAACTACATACCTGATAGTCTTAGTGGTGTTGAAGTATGTAGGTAGATATACCTTTGTAACATCACTAGCTTGGTTATAAGAAGGTGCAGTGGGTGGCGCAGGAGACACCATAGCAGCATCAGTTACCTCACACCATGAGTCAAGGTATGGGTCAACTGTATTACCTAGGATGTTAATAAGACCACCAGTGCTAGGTGCGAGGACTAGCTTATGTTGTGTTACAGTATAACCCTCAGTACCGCTAGTCAGTACATAAAGAACATCATTCTGGATAGCTGTATGGATAACGTTAGAGGGTAGTAACCACTTCACCCAAGCGGCCATAGGACGCTCGTCTCCTTGCTCGTAGAACCTATACAGGTACATAGAGGTGGAGGTCCTACCAGAGGCCACCCACAGGCCATTCTGGGCACTTCCTACGGAGTCTGTGATATCTTGTGGCATCCACTCAGGGACTACCTTAGTTGTCTCAGTAACAGTAGGTGTATCCCGTTGTCCTCTAACGAAGATCTCAAATGCTCTAGACCAGCTTTGGTTACGACTAACATACAGTATAGTAGAACCTAAATCAACAGGCTTCATGTACCTATCACACTCGTAGTTAGCGATAGTACTAATAGAGCAGTTAGCAGGAGTCCATGCACCATTCTCAGCTTCCATAAGGAACTGTTGGCTATCACTGAACAGCAGTAAACCTTGAGTGATAGGGACAACTGAACGAACAGTAGCCGGTTTAATGCTTGCACAACTAAGATCAATAGGATCAGCAGCAGTAATAGTAGTAGCAGATTTGTGGTAGAAGTTATAGTAATCTCCAGCTTGAGACATGGAGACATTATCTTCAGTCAGGAATCCAAGCCTATTATTGAATAGGAAGATATCCTGGATGGTGTTATCTACAAAGGATGGGTGGCTGTTTGATTCAGTATCTCCAACCAACCGTGGTTCCCACAGCAAAGGAAGGTTGTTAATGGTCTCTGAGCCGTCCAGGAAGGTGGCTCTAAACGTCAATGGGCTAACACTAGTGCGGATCAATGCAACAGGCATTGTAGCCTCATTTAGGCCAGTACTGACGTTAGGTGCAATCGTCTCTTCCCAGTAACCTTTACCACTGTTACCATCATCAGCAATGAACTTCAGATAGAAGTCATCCTGACTTGCTGAAGTGTTGTTGATTTTAACTACTTGACTATGTTTAGCTTGCTCAGGTAGTCGTGAAAATGTGTCTACTGAATCCTGAAATACACGGATACTCTTACCATCAATACCAGCATTGCCAGACACATCAGTATCGGAACTAAAGGTAAGGTAGATGGTGTTATCAATAATTGTCTTAGTAGCAAAGCCACTTGTGATAGCAGCAGATAGTCCAGCCGCAACTATAGCAATGGTAGCAGTAGGTGCTGTTGCAGGTGCTACAGGAGGTGCTGGTGATGTATAGGTAAAAGTAGAACCACCAATCTTGACTGTATAGATAGCGTCGTTCTCAACACCAGTAATGACAATAGTAGCTTGACGCTTAGCATTCCATGATGGAGCAGCCTTAGCAGTAACTACCTTCTCACTGTTAACGATATAGGTGAAGTCGTTAATAGTAAGAGTTTTGATGCTACGATAATCGGTAGCTGTGAGATAACTTTCAATAGATGCTTGCTTGCCAGTAGGGTACGTAACAGTACCAGCTAAGCCAGTCAACAGGTTCCATACTTTAACGACACCAGCGGAGGTAACATTAGCAATGTACTTCTCTTGGTTATCCCTAAACATACTGAACCATGCTGTTTGGTCAGCAGTGTTAGCTGTTAGACTTGCTAACCTACCAGTGAACTTACCACCAGGACGCTTCAGCATACCAAGGGTAATATCAGGGTAGCAGTTCACAGCATCTTTAACTTGACCCAACAGCATCTTTTCATCAGCTTGTTGGGAAACACCACCAATGAAGTTAGGTATACGTTGAGAGATTGCTGTCATCGTGCAAGAGCCTTGAATGGTTTATAGCTATTGTAGAATCCATCACCTTGTTTGAAGCCAAACATAGTGTAGTCACCTTCGTTGCATTCATACTCAAGACAGTTAGCCCTACGCCACGTCTCAAATGAAGCAAGAGCTTGGGTAAGATTCACATCACCAACAAGACGAATGGCACAACGTGTAGCAGCACGTGATGTGATGTAGTCCCTAAAGACTTGAGGAAGGTCAGCAAAGTCATAGTACCAGACCACATCTACTTCATAGGTCTTGGTCGTATCCCATACATCAGTATGACCGATCCTATCATACAGTCTACCGTTCCTAATAACAGCATCGTAGTTGCTATTAGCTAGTGTATCACTGAGATCAATTTGTAACATACTACCAGTCATCTCTAGATAACCGCTAGTATTAGGAGTAAGTGGATATTCAACCTCTCGGTTAAATGACCACCCCTCTGCCTGTACCTCCCGAGAGACTTGTTGTAAAGTCTCATAAGTAATTGCAACTTCCGGGTTGATTACAGCTTCGACAGTAGTACCATCT